CTAACCTAAAGAGAATCAGTATCAGTGTTGATCCGCAGGAATATGAAGAGTTAAAAAAGCTTTGCAGATCTGGTATGTCTGTAGGTTTTCTAATTAGAGAAGCAATACATGAATTTCTTAAAAAAACTAAAGAAAAATAATCTTATTATGCTAAATCTTCAAATTGTTTTTGTACCTTTTCAGCAATATAATTATGGTCTAAATCAGATTCTTCCATAAGTGAACCACCTAACTCTTTAATTCTTTTCATAGATCTTTCAACTTCCTGATCGTAAAGATTCTCAAGAATCTCATCATTCTGTAAATTACTCATAATCTTCATATTCCTCATTAGTGTTTTCTTCCTCTATTTCGGGATATATACCAGCATTTTTTAGATCATTAATGGCATTTTCTTCATGCATATGATCTATAGCTGGTTGGTGATCTCTTAAAAATGAATTCATAATTTGTTTTTAGCTAGCTAATTTAGCTTTTGAATTTAGTAAGGTTTAAGCCAAGATCGACATTCTTGACGTAATTGCATAATTAATTTTGGATCTGTATTTTCTTTTTTAGCTTTTAAATATTCTTTTTTAGCATCATTAAATAATTGTTTTTTAAACTTAGATTTTTCTTCATTTTCATTCTGTAATTTTAAAAATCTTTGGTCATCCTGATGTATTATATCAGATTCTTTTTTTACAATTTTTATCCATTTATAAAAAGTGTTTGGATGTACCTCTGGATAAGTATTTTCTAATTGCTTTTTTATTTCATCTTTTGATTCTCCACCACGCATTAGTTCTCTTATGGTTTCAAATGCATCATCCCTATATTCTTTTTTATTCATTAATCAATTCTCCTACTTGTAATTTGTATTTCTCTGACTAAATACCTAACCGATTCTTCATAATTAATCTCATTACTTTTCTGCGGTAAAAAGAAAGTAGCATCCCTTTCAGCTAACTCACATAAGACTTGTAAGACATTAAGTAATATGTTTACTTTGTGTTTAATATCCACTATTAAATCTCCTTTAATTTTTTAGAGACTTCTTCTTCAAACTCTAATTTTTCTTCAATTTCTTTTTCAGTCATACCTACTCCATATCTAAGTTTTTCCATTTTCATATAATTATCTTCTTCAAAATCTTCATCCTCAAAAAAAGTTAAACAATTTTCTGCATTAATCTCTTGAATCCTTTTAATAGCATTTTCTCTATATTTTTCTCCAGAGCTTGCTAAGTGATTCACTAGTCTAACTATTACCAGTTGATTCTCTGGAGATAGTTGTTCAATCCTGCAATTGATTTTTATATTAAATTCACTCATCTTTCTACTCTCACTAAGTTGTTTTGTGTCAAAATATGATCTATTAAATCTTTTATCTCTTCTGTAGATTGATAAGCAATTGAAGAGTCTTGTAACTTAGCAAATTCTTCTGCCCATACAAGAATACTTAAAGATTTTTTTAATTGGCTTTGAGTCATCCAGACTGTTCCTGTTTCATTCATGATTATTTAATATTAGAATGTAATATATATGATAGCATATAATAGTTTACTATTCATTTATGTCAAGGATCAAGCACTATTTGCACATTCATTCAGACTTAACTCATTCAGACATTCAAGATTTAATTCATTCATCGCATTCAAAACATTCAACTAATAAAAATAATTTTTATTTTTTATTTAATTTCTTATTTTTTTATTATTTAAAAATTAAATGATATATATTATTTTTTCTTAGGTTGGACTCCATGTATTAATAACGCAAAAGGATCAGGTTTAAAACAAGAGCTATCATCTTTATCTATTAAATAAGGTTTATTTCTATGTTCAATCCCTTTTGTTATTGCTTCAGCCTCACTATTAACAACTATTGCATATCTTTTAAAAAATCCCATATGTATAAGTCTGTCATGTATTCCACCCATACTCGCAGTTAAGTAGAAGTTAGGCTCTAAAGTTTTATTAGTTCCGAATAAATTCAAAGATTTGGAATAACAATAGAATTTTAAATCTTGATTAAGTTCACATACTCTTAACCAACTATTTAAATAACAACTATTAAAAAAATCCCCACTAGAGTGAATTCTCACTTTTGTTATATTTTTTGTTCTTATTTTTTGAATACTTTTATTAATTAATTCACTGCATTTATATATACCCATATCTTGTTTTAATTCATTCAATAATAAATCTAAATTATATTTTCTTTTTAAATAAACATTAGTGAATAAAGCCTCTTGACTAGCTGCAAAACATCTAAAAACAGTATTATCACCATCTTTAATTGTTCTTTTACCTTTACTGTCAACATTCACCCATGAGTGACAATCTTTAGCACCATTATTGCAAGTTTTACCCGCTGGTATGTCAAAAATAATAGTCTTTTTATCTAACTTAGCATTGCCAATAGATAACTTTAATAAATCATTCATGATCTAAAATTATTAGGAAGGAAGAAAACATAAATGTTTTCATTAAGGGAACTTTTCAAGGATCCCTTAAGGAAACATTCAAAAGAATAATGAATTATTATCTTCTAACTCTGTAATTAATCCATCAAAGTCTTCACTTGGTGGTAACACCGTTAAAAGAGCATTGACTTGCAATGCTCCATACTCACTTTTTAAGTAGTCTATATATTCACTCCTACTGTTGAAGCCATCCTCGAGGTATCTATCTAATAGAATAGTTCGTTCTTTATCTAAATTATTCATTTGTTCATTAACTCTTTCAATGGTGTACTGTCAAACCACATATCCCTTTCAATTGGTAAATTAAAAGGTTTAAACTTTATTTTTTCAAGTTCAGTTAATGAAAAAAAACCAAGTTCATTCTCTAAACCTTCAACCCATCCAAAACACATTTTAGTTTCTGGGTCATATTCACTAATAAACCAACTAAAACAACTACCACCAAACAATTTAACGTGGGCTATGTGTTCATTGTTGTTTTTTTCATTGTCTCCAATATTTGGGAGCTTTTTTAATAGCTCTTTTGTTAATAGTTTCATTACTAAGAATAAAAAATAGTTTACTATTTAATATTAACCTATTATGTCATTAACTGACATTAAATTACATTCAATTTTAACATTCAAATTTGCATTCAATTTTGCATTCAGTTTATAAGCTTATTATTTTTTTTATTAAATAATTTTTTTTTTTGAAAAAAATTTTTGAAAAAAAATACCCAAGTTTTTAAGCTTGGGTAAAATTACTTATTTGATACCTATTGACATCAAAGCTAATGTGTCTTGAATTCGCTCTGGTATCTTCTCTGGAAAAATGTCTGCTAAGTATGGTGCAAAGTGTCTTCTCCAAAACTTTTTAGTTTTTCTCTTGTTTGAAAAATGTAAGTTAAAGAATTGAGTAGGTGTTCCACCTCTTAACATTATTGTGTCACTGTACAAAACGTACATTAACTGAATTAATTGAAATCTAGTAATTTCTAGAACTTCTTTAGTATCTATATGTTCTATAGATACTATTTGATTTTTTGGTTCAATAATTGAAGTCATCCGTTTAGCTCCTTTTGTAGTTGTTTTTTTTCTTTGATTAAATTAGCTATTAGCTTTTTTAATTTGTTATTCTCTATTTTTAGATCTGTACATTCTTCTGTTTTTTGAAGAATTAATTGATCGTAAGAATAAGTCGGGTTATGAAATCCCATAGTTTAAAGCTCCTGAATTAATTTGTTTCTTGCTTCGATAGCTTTACAAGCTGATTGAATAAGTCCAGATCTGCAGTGAATATCAGTAGATTTTTTAAGACTTGATGAAGTCCCAAAATACATAATCGCTGAAATCATCAGCAATAAATAAATAAAAGTAAATTTCATTTGATTAGGAAGGAATAAAGGAAGGAAAGGAGAAATAAATTCTCCTTATAGTGGTTCATCGGTCTCTGTTAAATCACAATTAAAAAATTCTGATTTTTCCGCTAGATCAAAAATATCGTAGCTAATACGATAGTTTTTTCTTGTCACTCTATGCTTAAAAAATAAGCAGTTCGGCCAAGTGGGATGCAGATAATTGCTAGCTCCTTGATACATAAAAAATTTAATTTGATCAGCATCAAATAAATCTTCATCTATTTTTGAAAATAGAATGTCAAACGCTAGCTTTTCATTCTCGCATAAATCCAAGTTCATGTACTTGAGTGTCTCTTGTTGCTCCATAGGAAGGATAAATTAAGTTTTCTAGGTTTATTTTTGGCCTTTTGCTTTTGTATCCTTCAAGTGGTACGTAGCTTAATTAAAAGTCTAGACACAGTTGAAGCCAAGAGACCAAGAGATTGAAAATCGTATAAAGTGGATAAGCAATTTTTTTAGAAATAGCAATAGCCAATTATGATTTTTAATCATATCCTATTATTGCAGATTCTGATATCAGAGTCAAGCATATATGATACAAAGTGCTATCACATAAGCATAGGGGTAGTGTAGCAAATGTTACAGCTATACAGCCATCCCCTCGGAACTTAATTATATTCCCGTTAATTTTTTGGCTCTACCTTAATTGACAGTTCTGGAGCTTGTATATTAACTGTTTCAACTGATTCACCTATTACTTTACCTAGAGAGTCTAGGATCTGTGCTGCTGTTTGTAATTGACCTTTGGATACTGCTTGGTTAAAAAGACGTACTCTCATGGCTTGTAGACGTGGTAGCATTGATTCTCTATCTTTATCCCAGTCTTCGTTGTTCCAGTGTTTGACACGACCCCAATCTTCCCAAGCTGTTGTTATGGATATTTGTTCAATTTTTGAATGTTCTATTACAAGTTGGCGAGTTGTTAGTCCTTTTAGCTGGCGGGAATAAAGACGTTGTGCTCTTTCTTGAACTTTTTCTGCCGTGGAGCGAGCTACGAAACGAGGTCTACCTCTTTTTTTAGATTGAGCTATAGGTGGGATTATATTTGAAGGTAAGATTGAATCAGTCACGGACTTGATTTTTAGTAGTATTTAGTTGAATGATAACTTAAAAGTGTTGAAATAGGCTATAAAGGAGGGGTATGAGTTGTATTTTTTGTTAAATTTATGGTAGTGAGTGGAAAAAAGAGAAATGAGATAAGTTTAAGGTATGCCCAGGGTGAGGTTTTTAATTCAGATAAGAGATTTAGAGTATTGGTGGCTGGAAGAAGGTTTGGGAAAAGTTATCTTAGCTGTATTGAGCTGCTACGAGGTGCTATTAATCGACCAGGTGAAGTTTATTTCTATTGTGCTCCTACTTACAGGATGGCAAAGGATATTGCATGGAAGGAATTGAAGAGGTTGACACCTAAAGTATGGATTCAAAGTAAGAATGAGACAGATTTAAGATTGGAATTGATTAATGGATCGACTATTGAATTGAAGGGAACAGAAAATGCGATGGCGTTAAGAGGAAGAAGTTTAGCTGGTGTTGTATTGGATGAAGCAGCATTTATGGATAGGGACGTTTGGGCTGAAGTTATAAGACCTGCATTGGCTGATAAGCAGGGTTGGGCATTGTTTATTAGTACTCCTGATGGAACTGCGAGTTGGTTTTATGATATGTGGTGTTATTGCGGAGAGAAGGAATGGGATGATTGGGGAAGATGGAGTTTTACTACGATAGAGGGGGGTAATGTTGTAAAAGAGGAAGTTGAAGCTGCCAGGAGTCAATTAGATGCGAGAACATTCAGACAGGAATTTGAAGCTAGTTTTGAAAATCTCACTGGATTGGTTGCGGTTAGTTTTGCTGATGAGAATATTGACAAGGAAGTACAGGATTTACATATGCTTCCCTTGTTAATTGGGTTGGATTTCAACGTAGATCCTATGGCGGGGATCTGTGCCGTGAAGCATAATGATACGCTTTATGTTTTTGATGAAATCATGCTTACAGGAGGTGCTACCACATGGGACTTTGCAGAGGAGGTTACGAGAA